CTTGCGTTCCAACCTGTATACGAAACGGTACTGCGCCTGTTGCATTATCTCTGGAGTAGATACGCGTAGACCCAGCATCAGCAGCTACAATAATCGTAGTTGGTAATGCACCAGTCCTTGACACGGCTACTGCTGTGGAGGCATCATTAGAAACGTGTAGTTTGGTAGCAGGCGAACTCGTCCCAATCCCTACGTTGCCTGCGCTGTTGATGCGCATACGTTCTGTAAGGTTCGGGGAGGACGTTTGCGCCTGTCTTATGACAATATCATTAGCTGCTGCATTTGAGCCAGTTCCTGCTCCATTAACACGCTCTACAGCAATAGTTGCAAGCGGTGCTGTGAACGTGCCGTTGTAGTAACTGGAAAAAGCAATAGTTGGCCCAGTCCCTGCTGTTGTATCTGGGTTGAGAATGTTGAGGTTAGTAAGCGGGTCGCTACCAGCGGTTAGATTTAGCGCCGCTTGGGGTGCTCTAATATCAACAGGCACAACTGGCGAACTCGTCCCAATCCCCACATTCGTCCCATCAAACGTGAGCGCCGACCCAGAGGTGAGAACCTTAGAGCCGTTGAGGTATGCGACTCCGTTGGCTGTGCCGCCTGATAGGGTGGGGTTGGCGGTCAAAGTCGAGGAGGCCAGCGTAGCTAGCCCTGTAACACCTAAAGTACCACCCACAGTTGCATTACCAACCACTGCAATAGTAGAGGGGTTCGTGCCTACTTCAACAACAACACCCCCGTTGTTCTCGGTAAAAAGTCTCTTGTCTGTAACGTTAACAGCCAACTCGCCTTGAACCAATTGACCTGATGTAGGGACGGCGGAAGCTGTAATGCTGTTCTTAGTGATTATAGTATTTGCCATAAGATTTCCTTAGAATGTTCCACCGTTGATGGTGTCGGTTTCAGTTAAGTAGGTTGCGAGTGTTGCTTGTAAGTTAGAGTAGGTAGTAGCTGCATTAGAGGCTGAAGTTGCCGCCGCTGAAGCTGAACTCGCAGAAGCAGTGGCGCTGTTGGCGCTGTTGGTTGCTGAAGTAGAGGCACCGGAGGCACTAGAGGCAGCATCGGTCGCACTGTTACCTGCATTGGTGTTAGAGGTTGCAGCGGCTGTCGCACTAGAGGTTGCATTAGTAGCCTGTGTAGTTGCTGTAGAAGCCGATGTAGAGGCCGCTGAAGCTGATGTAGAGGCACTAGAGGCTGATGTAGAGGCACCTGAAGCTGATGTAGATGCGTTAGTCTCAGAGGTTGCTGCATTAGTAGCTGACGTTGCACCCGCTGTAGCTGAACTAGCCGAGTTAGTCGCTGAAGTCGATGCATTAGTAGCTGAAGTCGATGCTGCTGAAGCTGAACTAGCCGAGTTAGTCTCAGAGGTTGTTGCATTAGTTTCTGACGTACCCGATGCTGTTTCAGATGCACTAGCTGCTGTAGCTGAGGTTGAAGCTCCTGACGCGCTTGTAGCTGCATTGGTAGCAGAGGTAGCGGCATTGGTTTCAGACGTAGCAGAGGCCGTCTCAGAGGCTCCTGCATTGGTTTCTGATGTAGCCGATGCTGTCGCTGATGCCGTGGCACTGTGGGCGCTGTTGGTTGCCGCCGTCTCCGCTGCTGTAACAAGCCCAGAAACATCTGCTATACTGTCTACTAACGTTTGTGATTCATTTTTGTTAGTTAATGCTGAAGTCGCAGATGAACTCGCACTAGAAGCTGAGGTTGCTGCATTGGTTGCTGATACTGCTGCCTCTGATGCTTTAGTAGCGGCGTTAACTGCTGAAGCCGCTGCCGCTATCTGAGCCTCTGTTACTTGAGATACGGAGGCATCATTGATGGCATCCCCTGCACCCCCTACTCCACGATAATATGCCATATAATCTCCTTGTTTCTTTATTACCCTTAACAAGATAATAAAGAAAGGGGACTCCCTAAAGAATCCCCAATCAATTACTTAAGCAGCTAGTGCAAAAGAAATAGCGGCTTCGTCACGCAACTCTTTCACGCCGTAAAGCATGTCAGAAGTGAACAATGTACCCAAGTACTCTTGCTTGTACTGAGTCTGGCTACGCACGCCTTGTTGCTCAGCCAATACAAAGGCTTCTTTATGGAACATCAAACCAATACGGCTAGTAGTAGTCGTAGCGGTGTCAGCGTTGGTAGACACATAAACGGTCATGCCGTATACGTCACCAATCTTACCGTTGCGGATAGTGTTACCACCACCAACTTCACCAGTAAAGGCTTGCTCAGTGAAACGAGCCAAACCCATCATAGTGTTACGGGCAACAGGTGGCAACACCATGCAACGACCGTCCATTGGTACATCAGCATCGTCCAATGTCTGGATCATCTTGCGAATACCAGCATCAGTGATTGCGTTACCAACGTTAGTACCGTCAACGTATGCAGTTGTACCGTCGCCAGCCAACACAGCGCCAGTGTAAGCGGCAGTACCACTACCACCAGCAGCATTACGACCCAATTGAACCAAATCGGTATCAACTTGTTTAGCCAAAGCGTAACCAGCATCACCGGTGTAGAACTTACGCATTGAAGACAAGGCTTGCACTTCCGTGATGTCCTCGATCAAACGTGAGTACTCGTAGTGCTTGTTAACCAAAACTTGCACTTCTGTCTCAGTAGCAGCAATCAAGACAACAGCGGTAGAAGCGGCTTTTACAGAAGCAGAACCACGGGTTGGCTTAGGAATGTGCAATGTGTCGCCTTTTTTGCCCTTAAAGGACATCTTGGAGACAAGGTTAGCCATGACTAGGTTTTGCTTGTATGCAGCAATGATTTCGTCAGACCAGATTTCAGGGATAAACACAGCGCCAGTAGCGTTGGTTACCATAGGGGTAGGATATGCCATTATATATTATCTTTCAGAATGATTATTTAACTCTACCTTCAGCGTATGCCTTCATTATTTCAGGGGCTAGCTCTTGGTAGCGGTCAGGATTAAAACGCATGAGTTCGATGATGTCGGCTCGGCGGTACATTTTCTTGCTAGCTGTTTCGCCAGACCCTTTGGTTGAACCCATTGAGGCTGATTTAACGGCTTGTTTTCGCTCTACTCTTTCTACTACATTTGTCTGAGTGACTACTTGGTTTCTTTCTTTCCAAGTAGATAACAACTCATCAGCTGCATCAAAATCGTAGTTACTGTCAGCCCGTCCGAATAACTCTTTGCGAACCTTACTCTTGTTAATCCATTCAACGAAGTTGCCATCTTGGATGATTTCGGTATAGTCTGGATGTGAAGTTTTAAGGTTATCTAATATCTTAGCTTGTTTCATCTGCACTGACATTTGTTCAGCTTGACGTACAGTAGGATGATTAGATATAGCTTTAGCAATTGCTCGATCGGGGTCAGAGAAGAAGTCTACCTCTTCGTCTACATCTGGGGCTTGTTGTTTTTGTGAGACGGTTTGAGTACGCACGAAGTCGTCTACAATCTTTCGAAGTTCCCCGACTTCACTACCTTGCTTGCCCATAGCTTTCTCAGCTTCTTGGTGCATACGAACAATGTCTTTAACACTCTTGTTCTTATACTTTTCAGGTATTTCGTCTTCGTTAGAATTAAGGGTTGGCTCAGGAGCTTCCTCTAATCCATCGTCAATAGATGAATATTCTTCTTCGTCAGGTTCTAGGGGTTCGTCACCCTCGTCTATAAATGTTGCCATATAACTCCGTGCTTAATAAGCATTGTGGAAAATAACTATGTGCTTATGGGTTTAACCGGCACTCTTTTGTTCTGCTTGAATCTTCTCATTTCGCTTTCGTTCCCATTGCATCGCTGCTCCGGGAAAGTCGCCGGTCACGCCCTCAAGTTTGACCATTGGTTTGCTAATAATACGAATAGCAGGTTGACCACATACCTTACAAATGCTTGTCCGAAGTTCGGAGTCAATGTAAGATTCTGTAATGTGGTCGTCGGCGCAGATAAACTCGTAAATCCGTTTAGTCATCAGAATCCTTCATAAAATCATCGTAGCTGTTTTTAATCGATGATTCATATTGTAGAATACGTGTTACGGCTTCGAGTTGTCCTCGCCTATGCCAAAACTGTTTCTCATCTGGAATGGTTGTTATATCCTGAAGCATTTCCATATTATCGGAAAGGTCTTCTACATATTGCTTCCATCCTACAGTAGCAAACAGGTCTAGCAAATTCTCATAATAATCTTGGAGGTCTTTTTCGGTATCGTCCATCTCTTTTTCCTTTCGTTGTTAGGAGAGATGTTGTTATTATACCACACTTTTACTAAAATGTCAAGTGTTATTTGTAATTAGTTGGGGGTTTCAGACACACTACCCCCGGAGTGCTAACGGCCCTAAGGCTATCTTATTTACATCTCGGAATCAGCCATTGTGCTTCCGTCAGGCATTGTATGTCTACCTGATTTAGATTTATTCTTCATTTGCATTGTTGCAATTCTTTCATTACTTACAATGTCTTTCTCTTTTAACATTAACTCTGCAATCTTAGCTCTCTTTGCAAACTCAGCGTCATCTCCATCACCTGCTTGTAAGTTAGTTGAGAGTGCCGCCGCCAACTTAGCTTGAGCCAGTTGAGGAGCTAATTGAGTATTAACTTGTGTCTCTTGCGCCTCTGCACCATACTTAGCTGCTTGAGCTTGAACCAATTGCAACTGAGCTTGAGCTGTCTCCATTTGAACCTGCATCTGAGCTTGTTGTGCTTGCTGTGCTTCTGGGTTAGGCTCTGAGGCTTTCTTCATCTCAGCCATAATCTCTTCACGGTTAGATAGACCCATATTGTCAATTACTGCTGAAACTAACATTGGGTACATTGGGCTGTCTTGACCTAATGTCTGTAACAACTGAACAAGTTGAGTTACTTCATACTCACGAGCAATAACACCCAATGAAGATGAGGGGACAAACTTGTAATCAGATACAGGGTAATTATCAGGGTCAAACTGCATGTAACGCCATGCTGTCTTCTCGATCATAGGGATTAAGAAGCTCTCT